ATATTCACCCCCAAATTAAAAGGCTGCACCCTTTATGAATGCAGCCATAACCCTTTATTTTTTTAAAATCATGTCAATTTTAGAATGTACTATATCCAAAAGCCCTGCGATTGTGCTGTTTCCGCCGTCCCTCATATTCTCGAGGATACTCAAAAACTCAACCGAGCCAAGATATAGCCACACTAGATTTACAGCAAAAGCATAATTGCCAGCCATAAAATCAAAACACCAAGCTCCAGCCGTTGCTAGGCAATAAGTGAGCACTTTTGTTACAAACGGCTTTCGCATATGCTTAGAGCTGATTAAACCTTTACCCCATGCGGCAGGAATGGCGATATATTTGGCGTAGCCGCTTATATTCTCTGGGCTTGCCCCTAAATCTAGGAGCATTTGATAGCCAATCGCTGCCCATTTTGTGAGCAAGTCTAGGAATACCAGTATAATGAATATCCCTAGTACTTGCACATGTTTGAGCCCAAGCATGTATATGCCAACCTCTGCCACCACAGCAAGCAAGGCTTTAATAGCGAATGACTCAGTAAGCATTCGCCACGCCTCACTAAAGAAATGCGTTATTTCTCCCATGTGTACCCCTTTGTATTATGAATTATAATGCGCCTAATGAGCTTGTTCCTCTATTAACATATACCCCATCAACATATTGAATGCTTGAATTATCAAGTGTTAATTGAATAGTTCTTTCCAATGTGTTCACAGTTACTGTGCCTTGATTAAATGCGGTACTGAAATTAATGTTAGTAGGTTGTTTTACAATAAATGTTAAGCCACTATATTTGTAAGGTGCATCATCATTATCAACGATTGTTTTCTTTGTATCGCTAATAATTTCGAGTGTTTCAATATCTCGCTTATTCCATTTACCCAACCAGTTAAACGTATTTCCGTTATATGCAGCCAATCGCAACACTAATTTGCGACCATATTTCTCGAACTTCGCACCGGTTGTGTCTGTGAATGTTTCGTCAGCTGTTGCGGACTCTAAGCCTTTAATAGAAATCACACCGATTTCTCTGTCGGCTAAATCATAGTAAGTGCAGTTAATATCATCTGGGCCGAATGCAGGAATTTGTACACGCATATTGTCAGATACAAACTCTTGTTTAGCACCGCCATTGATAGCCACTTTAAAATGAGGCTCGCCTTTAAGGTCTAGGAATGTTTGGCCTTGTACTGGTTGGAAATATTCAAGCTGTTTATAAGTAACTCTAATCGTATCGCCTAAAAGCTCTACCAATTTAGCGAGTACTGTTTCAACGCTATTGTCAGCCAAGTATACATTTTTTTGTTTCAAGAGTTCAGCTGCACGCTCTGCACTTGCTGGCTCACCTTTAGGGCCTCTAAGGCCTTGCTCGCCCTTTTCGCCACGCTCACCACGTTGGCCGTCTTCTCCCTTTTCGCCTCTAGGGCCTCTTAAACCCTCGAATAAAGGTAAAATAGTGTCTTTATCAAATTTCAAAGTTAAAGTGTTATCTGCCATGATTAATATCTCCTCTGATTAATGCATTGAAATGTCTTGAATAAATGTAATTTTGCCATAGCCTAGCTTGATATGATCGCTCTCGTTATAAATAAATGCGTCATATACAAAGTCTTTAGTCTGTAGCTGTTTTTTCGCCGATACATCGCCAGCGAGTGAGAATGTAACGCTCTTTTCTTCGACTGTTGCATTCAGCTCAAATATAACTGCCTCATTAGGCCTTTTTCGTATCTTGCATACGCCTGTATAGCTTGTGAGGTTTAAGTCGCTACCCTCTGGCACTTGATATGTAAAATTAAAATCTTGTCCAGCGTGGATAGTGAAATCGTGTTTTACCATAAGCTACCCCCTTTTTATTGTCTAACATATGGTTTGCAACACTATTTTTTACCAATGACGAGAACATATAGTACGCCAAAGGAGATATGTTTATGATAGCCGTTATCGTCTCGATTGCTGAAATAACTATACCATATCGATTGACAAACAGCCTCACGACCATTTAATCCAATGGTTGGCTTAGTATCGCGATATCCGCTCGATATATTAGACTGGAAATACATTGTGCAATAATCAATCCTTCGCCCATTAGCGTTATCCCATTTTTTTCGACCATCGCTAGTACCGCCTGTTACATCACTATAATCTTCTGTCATTTTATAACCAACAGGGATAAATGTACATTGTTGCTCTGTAAAGCCAGCAGGAATAGGGCAATAATCACCATGCTTAACGTTGTAAACCTGCACATCAATATTTTTAATCTTATACCCAGATTGGAATATTGAGGCAGCGTCAATGCGTGAGCCTGTGACATTAGCACCCTTAATATTGCCGTTGCGATCTATCTCGAATGTGCCAGTACTATTTTTGAATGTGCCCCCTGTAATAGAGCCGCCTGTTAGGTCGCCAGTATTAACAGAGATAGAAGATAAGTTATTTACATGTATATTTCGAGCGTTTACGCTGTCAGCCTGTAGCATTTTATTTGTGATAATATTATCGTCAAATTTCGCTTGCCCAGTAACATGTAAGAGCTTGCCGTCTATGCGTGTGCCTGCTGGCGTAAGATTAATACGGCTTACAATTTCACGTCCGTCTAGGCTATTAATAGCTTGCGTAACTTTTAATTCAAGCCCCTTAGATATTTGAGTTATTTGCGAAGTAGTACTTTTATTTAGATCAGCAACAGTACGTTGAAATGCATTAGCTTGGTCGATTAATTTACTATTAAAACCATTTACATCGGTTTTTACTGTACCGACTTCAGATTTTAAAGCCTTAACGGCCTTATCCATATCGGCTATACCCAAAGCCTCCATATCAAGTAATTTACTGTCTATTTTAGCTTTAACAGTAGCAGATATGGCGTCAGTTCTTGGCCCCTCACCAAAGATATCGACATAAGCCACTATAACTGAGTATATTCCGGCATCTAATGGAATGTTCATTACATTTGTTGATGTGAAATATACAGTATTATCAACGTAGACATTAGCCCCCTTGCAACCGACTGGAATAGATTGGAATATAACCCCTACGCCATTTAGATTGCCACTAACTTTTACGTTAGTTGGCTTAGGTGGAGCAGGCACGTTGTAAGTCAACTCGGCAGGTGCTCCATAGCCTTTTGATGGGTTATGTGCATACAAATAAACTTTGCCAGTACGCTCACGCAGCATGCCACTATAAGTAGTATTATTGCTTTTACCTATCAAGCCATCGTTCTGCCCTGTCCTTGTATCAAGTCGCAACTCATAGAAATCTATGTCAGCATTACGAACTTCAAGCCAGTTGAAATTTGCCTTATCACTAAACGTAATAGAAAAGCCTTGCGGAGCATTCGGAATTTCTGTTTTCATGGCTACAGTAATGGACTGTGTAACACCTTGCGAAGTGTTTCCATGTACGTCCTTAACAATAGCTTTTACTTCGTAAGTATGTCCAAGTTCGCAACCACTGATAGAGATTTGACCGTTACCATTACCGCCATACTTCCAAGCTGCATTGCCCTCACGATACCAAAGCTCGACTGTATCAAAGCTATTAATTTGAGGTATATCAAACTGAGATACCACATCAAAGGACAATACCCCATTGCCTATTTTGTAGTACTTAGTAAATAACGTTAAATTATTCACTTCTGGGATATAATAAGGCACAATCTTATACTGATATTCCCTTACCTCATCAAGCCCCTGTTCATTACTTCCAAATACATTTAGGGAAGTGAACTTGAGATATACCGTCTTGTTAATATCCTCTTTACGATATGGATAATGAAATAAAGCCTCATCAACTCTGACAAACCTTTCGTTTGCACCGTGATTAATGGCGTTAGTTCCATATTGGCCACGGACTAAACCTCGTAACGTATACCAATTATCCGGATGAGTTTCTACAGTTTCATAACTCAACGCCTCGCCATTTATCCAACATAAGGTATTGGCACGTTCAGCATCGACATGGGTTCCACTTTTCAACACACCTTGATTGAGTACAACGTTGCAAAAATTGCCATTTTGAGCAAAGCCATATTTCAATTTGCCCATTCTAGCTTGTTGTGTAATAGATCCTATACGACGATAATTTTCGCCATTATCGGATACCCATACGGAGCAACCACCCCAACCGCTCGGAGCATTAACCCCAACGAATATTTGATTGCCCCCAACATCGCCAACGGTTTGAAATATAGCCACATCATTTACGCTTGGTGCAGCTTGGTTATAATCAATAAAAGGTCGCTCGTTCTCATGCACGTTGTATTTAGCCGGAGCATACGTGCCGGGCGGTTTGCCCTCAGCTGTTATTTCTAACTGTCCGTCTGCTGCCTCAGATACAGAAGTTATAACGACTATCTGTTTATTTAGGCCACATAATTCGTCAGTAAGTGTAACAAGGTCGCCCGGTTCTAACCTACAGAACGCCCAATCTAAACGGAACGTATACTGATTTTTAGCGTATAGCCGTTTCATGGCTAATTGCTCAGCATAGTATTGAGCCCTCGCCTTAGTGTACAGATAATGTGCAGACTTCTTGGAGGCTGGCTTTAAACCGTTTTTTTGCACATCGGCTACAATCTCAAAAGCGACTGTCTCTTTCTCATACCCATTGGCACGATTAATGAACTCAACTGTAGCTTGGTTATAACTTTCCGAGCTATCCTTTCTTTTATACACGACTAACTGTCCATCGCTAGCCGGAATAAGATCATCAGCATTTAAGTTATATTGAATTTGATTGTATGGACTCCATGTGCCAATAGGCTTATCGGCTAACGGTACAATTTTAAGCCGGTCTGTAGACCAAAATACAAGGCTATTTGTAATTTCAGCTATATCGTTAATTACAGTTTGAGCCTTTGAACTTCTGCTATCTGGCGGTGTACTGATAAGAATATCAGCTGCCTTGCAATATTCCCTGTAGTGTTCTAAGCCGTCAATATTAACATCGTCAATGCCTATGGACTTTAACACATGCACAATATAATCGGCTGGGTTAACGTCTACACCGTCGCCAGTTTCTAAGAGTTTGCCTTTTATTTCAAAGTTGTATTGCGGTAAACTTCCTCGTTCGCCCAAATCAACAACGCCTGCCATATAAGCTAAACCACTATAAGGCAACGCCTTTTCCGGATGCTTAGAGATTACATAAGGCCATGGAGCTTGTCCATAATCACCTTTATATGCAGTAAGCTCAATCTTTTCATTCGGATAGTCGTATATTTCCTTATCTCGCCATACTTTGCCTATACCCTGTATAGGGCCCTCACATAAGCCAATAGCACATGCCACTGTATATGTGTAGGTTATTTCAGTATGCTTTGAGCCACCACCTTTGCCAGTTCGTGTAGTGGTTTTGTGTTCATGAGGGGTAAAATCATCGTAATAAATAATATTGCCACTTAATCGTGTAGTGCCAAGTACTTCTGGAACTACTTCACCATAAGAGGCGGTATTTATCATGAAGTCGGAAATCATATCAGCACGATTAGTCGTATTCCGTCCTCTAAATAGAAAACCCATTATTTACCCCCTCTCCTAAATCTGTAAACTGCACGTAAACGACTTTTGCCCTTTGCGTCATAGAATAATACATCGTCGATAGATGAATAGATAACGCCTAGATCAACAAACGCATGCACGACTAAATTATTACCAACATAGACGGCACCATGAGAAATGCAACGCCCATATTGATATAACAAGAAATCACCGATACGAATATCATCAATAGGAACCTCGTCAGCTACTTTTTGAACGTACTTTAGGTACTTTTCTTCACTACGATGTAAATGCCATTCGTTAGAATAATTTTCTATTTCTAGCTCATCACGTTTCATTAGGCCACTATCAACTACTGCAGCAACTAATAAATAGGAGCAATCGACGCCAACACCATGAACCATAGTATTGTTTTGATACGGTGTGCCTATCCACTTTTTTGCAGCATCGGCAATCATTTCACCTATTGTCAATTTCATCGTATCGTCTCCTTTAATGGAACATAAGGCGTCGCCCGGTTCCTACTAAAATTATTAAATTTAGCCTTGCAAGTTGCAGGTGTTTTATCGCAACCCGGATAGATATATGCCACATCGCCTACATTGGGCGTTGTATTTGTAGCACTCATATAAACGATTGAGTTCGTAGCACTATCCATAATTTGAGTTGCTTGCCCTGATAGTGGTCCGCTTATCCATTCCATACCACCGGCAGTATAAAAGCCATTTTCAAACGAAGTATCGACTTGTACATTATTATTACCTATAACAGCGGTAACAGTAACACGCTTACGATATTTGGTAATATCAACGCCACACTCTTTGGAATATACAGAATAAGGACATTGCGGATAGTATCGTCTGTTCGGATATTCGATATTAAGCCTTTGGACTACAGATTTTGCATTTATCTTTAATGCAAAGCCACCGCCTTGACTAACCTCACAAATACCCTTGAACAGATCAATACATTCGATTACATTCCCTTTATCGTCAAAGAAAGCACGTCTTAAATTTAACGTAGCACCGTCTAAGCCGCCATTATGGGCAACAGTCAGAACAGGAACACCACCAATTTGGTCGGACTGATTAGCAGTTATTGTAACGTTTAATTTATCAACGCTAACAGTACTGGTTGTAGAAATCTTTTCACGCACAATAATTGGCCCATCGCCCTTGTATGTGTTTCCGCCATAACTAACATCAATGTCAGTATCCGCCCAGTAGTAAGAAATGCCACTTTTAAGCCTTAACTCGTACAAGTCGCAAGATACAAATGTCTGTGAGTTGCTTAAATGAACGCTTAATGCCTCGCTAACTTGTTTCATTTATAATCACCTCACTGTAACCAATTTAAACGATTTGGACTTAAATACGTTTTTAAAAACGGCCTCGTCCGTATAATCACCACTGAACATAACTTTCCAATAGTAAGTGTAATCAGCAGTAATAATAGCGGTCGGAGATACCCTAACACCTGCAGCCAATCTTATAACGCCTTTATCCGATACGGCATTAACTTGCGTACCATTAGCGTATAATTTTAGGTTTTCAATATGTGCTACTGGTTCCCTAAAGTCACCATATAAGCGAACTGCTTGCCATTCAGATTGTGCACCATTTCCAAGCCTTATGCCTTTCTCCTCATGGTCCTCTGGATCTAACCATAAGAACGGAATAGTACCACCCTTAACAGATGCATAAAAGCCCATTAGACGCTTATGTTCTTCTGGGCTTAGTACTGCGAATTCTGTTGTAATGGTATATTGAGGATATTGCCAAGTTGTCATAGTTCGTACTCGACCGCTCCCAGTACGTTTGATTTTAGTATCCCATTTTTGAGCCTTTGTAGACTTCCACGCAAGGGTTCTAATGTCCGGAAATTTCAATAAATCTGCCATTACCATGTACCCTCCGTAGCCACAAATTCCCTATTTTGATTAACTAAAAACTGTCGCAAAGAACGACCTGCCGAATTCTCTAACCAGTCGCCAAACGAATGAGCGTCCATAGCGGATACGTTAAACGTTATGCCACCAGTAGCACCACCACCGGCACGTGCTATGCCTGCACCCATTTCGTCGTATGTGCTTTCACTTAAAGGTAAAACGGCCTCTTTATATTTGCCCTCGCCAATCTCGGCATAAGTTGAGCCATAGGCCACACCACCGTTTGCCATTTTAGGTAAGTCTAATTTTGCGGATCCTAACGATGCAAAACTTGTTGCACCATTAGCAAGTGAAAGCCCTGCTCCTGCGGTAGTATTGGCAGTCCACGCAGCCATGCCAGCTGCAGCACTAGCACCAAATGTTGCCATACTAACTTGTTGAGCCAATGCAGACCACGCCGGATATTGAGCGTTAGCCGCAGCAATACTGGTTGTAGTTTCCTGACTTTGTATTAATTTACTAAATACGGCTTTTTTAACCATAGCCGCTATCCAACTTGCGATAAAATCTGCAATAGTCTTTAAAATAGCTTTACCAATATTTTGAATGGCACTCATTAAAGAGGTAGTCCCTTGAATAAGACCTGAAATGCCACTCTGCATACTATCTATACCGGCGTTTAAAGCGTCAATTAATAGTTGCTGTCCATTCCAATGAGCGTCGATTGCGGCTTGTTTCCACTCCTCCATGAGCTGTTTTTTGGCGTCGTAGTGCTGTTGCTCTGCAATATATTCATCACTCAACGCAGCTTGTAACGCATCGAAGTTCTGAGTTCGCATAGCCTCATCAATAGCATATTTCTCGTTAACTAGATCAGTATGTTGTTGTAACGCCTTTTTATTGAACTCATCTTGTGCCGCTAACAACTCCTCGTTTTTCCTTTGCTCGTAGGAGATTTGTCCGTCAGCACTCATTTCGAATTCAATGCCTCGTTGTTTTAACAGATCAATATGATGTTGTTGCTCCATTTTGTCCATTTTCATGAACTTATCGACCATGTCTGCATAACGGTCCTCGATTTCATCTATGGCATTTTCATAATCATTTTTTAACTGCACGGCAGGAGATACATTCCCTGTACTATCCTTACTAGCGGTTTTAAACGCAAAATCTTGTTGCATATCACGAATACCAGTTTCAATGGCACGTAGTTTTGTCATTTCTTCCTGTTTCGCCTTGATACGCTTTTCTGCATAAACTTCATCGAGTAATTTTAAGTCCTCGTGGTAGTTTTCATTAGCGGTTTTTGACTTTTCAAGTTCTTCTCGCTCCTTTTGGTATTGGAGTTTGATTAACTCTACTTGATTGCCTTGCATTTCGAGGAAAGATTGCAAGATTTTTTCGTGAATTTGCTTAGCCTCTTTTGCTAGATCTTCACCCTTGCCACCTTTACCACCTCCGCCTCCTTTGCCACCGGAGCCACCACCGGAAGTGTCGCCACCGCCACCGCCTCCAGTGTTAAGATCACCTCCACCAGACAAACCTGATGTAATTTGGCCCATAATATCACCGGCAGTATTGACGATACTTTGTGCAGTATCAGCAGAAATAGTGTCCACTTGTTGAATTGCAGTAAATGTGCCACCAAAGAATTTGGCAACTTTATCGCCCACGCTATTAAGTTTTGCTATTAACCAGTTAAGGGCCTCAATAATCTTATTTACACCCCAAACGGCTGTATGTACGATAGTTGAAAATACTTCGCTTAGCGTTTCACTAAAGCCACCTGCCGCAGCCCTAGAAAGACCAAATACAGCGACAAGCGTCATTAATGCACCTACAAATATAGGGATAGGGTTTGCCATCATGATTGCGTTAAGAATTGCTGTAGCACCACTCAATGCAAGTGTAGCCACCTTTGCCACACCCATCGCAACCGCACTAGCAATATTCGCAGTCCTAATAGCCATAATTACGGCTTGTGTAGTCATTGCAATAGCCCTAAATGCACCAAACGCAAGACCTACCGCACCAATAGCACCGCCCAAAATCACGCTTGCAGCAGTAACCAAAGTTGTGCGAACAGTCAATAAAGCAAGCATTGTATTATGACTTGCTATAATTGCTTTCTGTGCTAAAAACGCAGCACTCACGCCAATAATAGCGGCAGTAATCAAAGGCATGGACGTTACAAACAACTGTACAAAGCTAGATACGATATTTTTAACGGTAGATATCGTAACACTTAAGCTACTAAATACCCCTTTAATAATTCCGATTGACACTTGTGCAGCTGCAGCTACTACTTTGAATGAAAATGCCAACTCATTAAGGGCACCGGCCAATAAATCAGAACTTGCCATCGAGCCTATTTGCTCCATTACAGGTTGAAATGCTGCAATAAGATCATTCTGCAATTTAGTTCCTATATCTTGGAATGTCATAGGAATTTCTGCGAATTTTGCGTTTGTTTCCTCTGCACTTGCGAATAAGGCGTTCTTTATAATGTCAGCAGTGATAAGCCCTTGCGAGCTCATTTCTTTTAATTGCCCTACAGATAGCCCCATTTCTTGTGCGATACTTTGTGCCAACATCGGAGCATTTTCCATAATGGAACGGAATTCGTCGCCCTGTAACTTACCTGCTGCCATAGCCTGTGTTAATTGGTACATAGCGGATGTAGTTTCTTGTACACCTGCACCGGCAATTTTAAATTGCTTATTTAACTGTTCAACAAAATAAATGGCCTCATCGTTGGAGGTGAAAGCGTCTTTTGCCAACAAATTTAGTTTTGCCACGCTATCAGCCATATCTAAAAAGCTACCACGTGAACGATTGGCAGCTGAAAACACCTTATCCATAATTTCGGCGGTACTTTGACTGCCATCATTAATAAGATCAATACGAGCCCTTAACTGCGTTAATTGGTCTGTAGTTTTAACTGCACTAACGGCCATATCTTTTAACGCCCTACCGGCTGCCTCAATACCAATCGCAGCACCAGCGAATGCAGCACCAGACTTTGCAGCGTTCATAAGCCCCGGAATTTCAACCCCAAAGACCTTTTGAGCTTTATTTCTTACGCTATCAAGCGAATTAGAAACGCTTTTGCCTAGTGCTTGCTCTGCTTTCTTTGCCACTCTATCAAGTGCCTGTTCCGCACCAGTAGACGAGCCAACAATTTTGACATTAATTTGACTTTCGGCCATATGCTATATCTCACCTCCCTCTTGTCTGAATTCTTCCATGAATAACTTTTCTTCGTTTTTGCGTTTAGCCAATGTCATTGGATGTAATTGTTTCATAATATCCTCGACAGTTAGCTTCCTTTTGCTTGCGATATGTACATTTGTCATTAGGCACGCAAAATACGCTTGCTTACGGTCCTCTATTTCCGTTCTTAACTCATAACCCTCGGCAAGTTTGTAATATTCCATAGGGCTTAAATTCATGAATTCCCACGGTTTAAGATTGAGCGGACCATACGCCATGCGTTCAGCTTTCGTTATCCATACTTTAAAAGAGGGGGCTATGTCGCCCCCTCTTAGTTTTTTGTTTCGTTTTCAGCCTCAACCTCGGAGCGTGCTTGCTCATCGGCCTCATCTGGGAATAATGCGTAATATGCAGCCTTACCAAATACACCACTACCAATAAGTGCTTGCACAATTAACTGTACAAGGTCTGCATATTGGACTGTTCCCTCGTCAAAGAGTTCTTGCAATTTATCTTGGTAATAGATGTAATCACGCTTTTTGCCGTGGTGTTTCATACCTACGACCAATGCAGTGATAAGCTGATTAAATGTCATTGTGCCATTTTGTACCGCTTTAAAAATAGGCTCACCCCATAGCTGTTCCAACTCAGCAATACGACCAATGCTGAAATAGATAGTTTCGCCCATAGCGAATAGATCACAATTAATTTTTTTCATGTTAAAACACGCTCCTTGTTAATAGTTAATTAGGCTTTTTTCAATTCAGACAATGGACCTGCACCGTTCAAAGTGCCTTTATAAGTAGCCACATCATCGTGTGGAGTACTTAAGGACAATTCTGTAATAGATGCATAGCCAGTCATGTAAGATTTGTCTGGGTATTCGAATTTTAAATGAACTTTTTCATCGTTTAAGAATGCTTTTTCAAGCAATGTCAAACTTTCTTCGTTTGGCATTAAAAGCGTTTCAAGGTCGATAGACCATTCTTTCATACCCGGAATAGTAACTTTCCAACCGCCACTGTCTTTACTAGATGCGTCGATAGAGTCTGCCTTACGAGATACATCGCCACTACGTTGACCGCCCAAGATAAGCCATTCAGCATTAGTAGTTTCGTCAGTGCCTACATTTAAGTAAATAAGATAATTCTTGCCGGCTGTAGGCATTGCGGTTTGAGCCGGTTTGTATAATTTTTTTGGTGTTGCAGCTGGTGCCATTAGAAAATACCTCCGTTAGTTTTCTCTTTTAAATCAATAAGGCGAACCATAAAGCGATATTGCGTACCAACTAAAGGTCGCACACTATCATGGTCGCCAACTTTACTTGTACAAACTAAATCTATAATCTGATAGCCAGTGTTCTGTAATATACATGCAGTTTCGTCTAATTCACCACAACGTTTGCGTAGATTATTAATAATTGCCTCGAACCTATCTTCCAAGTTAGCTATTAATTCATAGCCTACTTCTAAATCTGGGTTATCATTTCTGCCCCAAATCTCGATATATAGTTCTTGCTCCAATTCAGATTGAATGGAATTATCACCCCTCGTAGTTTCCCCACGAATAACCATAATAACGCCATTCTCATCGACTTTCGCTGCCTGTGGTCGCATAGCACCTAGCATGACATTAAATGCAGCACCGCTATTGTCGATAGTAGATTTAATATGTTGCATTAATTCTAGCCACATATTACCCCCTATAGATTTCAACAGAACGATATCCTTTGTATTCTGTAGGGTTACCTGTAAGCTGCCCTGGTGTTATTCGCGATTCCAATAATTTAATACGAGCTTCATAGTATTCTAATTTTTTAGAATAAAAGTCATCCGTCGAACCATTACTAGTATAACTTCCTGGCAAAGCATACGATTTATTAACGCAGACTTCTCGATAGATATATGCAAGGACTAATTCATCGATAGTAAAACTACGTATAACTTTATCCTTTGACACACCTAATCTATCCGCAAGTACATATAGCCATTGTTCTGCTTTGGATACAGCGGCCTCTGTTACCTCTTGCGTTAGCAATTCATCCCCTAATAGGCCGGCTATATCTTCAAAATTATATAGCATACAGTACTCCTTATATTTCAAAACTTAGCGTAATCTCATCTTTTACTAGCCCTTGTGCCACATCATCTAGTGCAATATCGGTGTATCTGGAAAAAATACTAGTAATATTTGAGACATTATTTTGTAACGCTTCATACAAAAATGGATCTGGGGCAGTCCCAGGGTGAACCACTTTCCTAGCAAATATAAATCCATTACCGCCTTGTGGTACGAACCTCAATATCTTCTTAAAATGCGGCCGAATTACATGTGCTGGTGTCCCTGCATGTACAAAAGGGCCGTATTTAGCGACATCACTATCAATAAATACAACCCCTTGCATTCCACTATTAGAAATTCGATAATCAACAGCCTTTTCTAGATTCCCTGTTCTCGAGGTAAATCTATGTTTCTCCTGTGCAGTATCTCGAACTTCAATAGTACTCGCTTTTACTGCCTGACAAATACGCTTGTTGAAAATGTCCTGGCTATTCACCGGTGCTTATTTTTTTACTACCACCTTTACTGCCTTTTGTAGGCTTTTCAGGTGGTTCAGTATCTGCAGGTGGTTCAGTATCTGCAGGTGGTTCAGTATCCTCCGTTACAATTTCATATCCATGTTCTACAAACCACGCAATATGATTAGCATCTTCAGTAAATCCTTCACCATTAACAAAAGGAACATTGCCAGTTTGTCCTGTATAATCAGGCACTGGAGATTTTATAATCGGCATATTGGGCCTCCTTATTTAACTTTAATTTTGCGGAATACACCTGCAGCTTTAGATGCTTTTAATGCAACCGCGGCAACCATTTCGACCTCGCCTTTCTTTACAGCTCCGGAAGAGGTGAAGTCAGGGAGCCATAAGTTAACCACATTATCGCCCGCAAGAGATACGCCGTGGAAACCATCGAGGCCAAGGCGTGCGACATATAAAGAAGTTTCACCTTGACCATTAATACCTACTACAGGATCATTGCTACCAGCTTTGGTACCAAGGTCAACTAATGGTGTAATGCCGTAATATTCAACTTGTTGTCCGAATTCATTTAATTGAGTAGAGTACATCGCAGAACGTCTAGCTACTGCTCGAATTTTAGCGATCAATTTAGAGTTGCCCATAATGGCAGATGGCGCACCATCCAAGCCTAAAAGGAATTCATCGAGTTGGTCTAAGAATGTCTTGTAGTTTGCATCAATAGCACCACTATCAGACAAATCGATAGCTGCTGTAGGTGTATATTCAGTAGAAGAACCTAAAAGCGCCTTGTCTAAACCATCAAATGCTTTAGCGTTGGTACCTGTATCGCCATTAATAACTGTGTCATTAAACAATGCAGTTGCAGCCTTGACCTTTTGTTCGATTTGTAATGTTACTTCATCAACAATACCGCCCATTTTAGCGATTACACGGTCGATTTCAAAGGATCCGCCGAATACTTTCAAATCAACAGTATGACGTTTACGAGTTACACTTTGAGGTGTGTATTCAGCATTAATATCGCGGAAATCTGCGGTTGGTTGTGTTAATAATCGAGTATAACCATAGGTTAAAGTACCGCCACCGCCAGTAGGAGATACAGCATCATCAAATGTTAAGTTTTCAAATAAAAAAGACGATTTACGGAATTCATCAATAACTCCCATTTGTAAATCGTCTTGTACGTTAAGTTTTGCTTCAGCTAATGTAATTGGCATTAGTTTATTCCTCCGTTATTAGAATTTATAAAATTTATTGGGTTTCAATAGCAGCCGCTACGGCCCCTTTTAAACCTACTGGCTTATTACCGCCAGAATTGTTGCTTCCTGCACCGCTTGTGCCTGAACCACTTCCGCGTTTTTGTACATCTTTAATTGCATAATCTTTACCTTTTAGCCATTCATCTACACAATCGTCAACAGTTCCGCTAGTACCATCAGGCTTAATATATCCATAAGTACCATCTTCGTTGACTTTGATGTTACCAACAATCAGCTTTGAAAATTCTTTAGGATCCATAGCGTTACGCTTCGTCAAAGAATCAACCACGGCTGCAGAAATTTCAGACTGTACACGTTGTGCATCAGCATTTTCTCTTGCTTTACGCTCGGCCTCTACAGAATCCTCCAGGGTTTTAATTCGTTGCTGCATAGCTACAATACCTGCATCATCTTTAATCCCTGTAGAGGTGATTTTTTCTAGCTTGCCTTGCGCATCAGCAAGCTCACGGTCGGCGATTTCTTTTGCCGCTTTTGCTGCTTTCGCCTCATCATTCTTGGCATTAAATTGACTCTTGGAAACGTAGTTTTCACCATAATCCTTAGTCACTGCCTCTGCCTGTTCCTCCGTTAACCCTAACTTAATTAGTTCCTCTTTTGTCATCTGTATGACCTCCTGTAAAATAAGCTTTCCCTCTTCGCTTTATTTTCGTGAGCCACACCTCACGACCGCGGTCTTGTTCTTTTACGCCTGCAATACTAAAAAGGCAAATAAAAAAGCACCTGCATAAGCAAGTGCTTGATTGATTAAGTTTTAAATTTCTCGTATTTCTACGATTTCACTGGCATACAATTCATATTCGCCAACATATATTGATGCTTCATCAGGCTCATTATTCACGCTCGATGTAAACGAATCCAATTTACCAGTAATAATGTCACCGTCAACGAATCTGACTGCTACATTTTCTGAACGAATCTCATTATAGCGTTTATAAAGTTGTTCTTCTGTCATTTTCGTTCACTTCCTTTTGGTACTATATGAATACCCTTTCCCGATACATGTACAGTTGCAAGGCTTGTTTTCTGCTTTGTTCCTCTACTTACATTTACATCATACCCAATATGAGGGGATATATCAACCATTATTTTATGATTCCAATCACCCTTCCGAGTAAATCTAATACCGCCATTATAAACGGATTCTCGTATGGCCTTTATAACATCATCATGAGGAATTTCATAGTTATAATAGCTTTTATTTTGAGTTTCATCGTAAAGCTTACCACCTTTTATATGCATGCTTTGCCGCATCACATAGCTGCTATTAAAGTATGGTGAGTTAATGTAATCAATAACACGATATCTAACATCATCTATTGTTTCAAACTCCCGACGTTTTGCAAGATCCTCAATATTAATTTTTCCATTTTTAATATAATCTTTCAACGACTCAATAACAGGAAGTCTGCTTTTGAATATAGTGCCATCCCAGCCCCTAGCTTCCTCAGTCCATGATGCATGCCCATTCATTACTAAATTGCGACCATTTACGCCTAAAATGCGCTCTTGTTCCCGCTTTGGTAACGACTTCAAGTACGCTAGCCCTCCAGCTTCTATATTTGGCTTGGCTAATGCAGTATCAATCATGCCTTCTATAATTGGCTTAATACGACATATACAATGCGGATGTGCAGGTAAATGAGGAAATTTATCTTTAGGGTAAATACCTTTTCCAAGTCCATACAAATCAGCATTTGCATATACATCACATATATCAACCACAGGATGTCGTGTACTCAATTTCCATTGAAATGCAACTACATCAGGATCATCCATATGTCTTGCAATCTCACCCTCTGCATATGCACGAGCCCTTTCAGTTCTAGCAATACGTTCAGCATGATAACGAGCCTTTTCCTGCGTCGCAACATATATGGTATGATTTAAAGCTGCTGTATTGCTCTTTTCAATAGCATCAATCAATTCACTATATGCAGCCCTAAGTCCCGGAGTAGTTTCTTGCTCAACTAATCGGCGGACTTTACGAAGCTGATATTTAAGCATATCTTTCCCAGCTTCATCATTAGGCAATGGAATAGACAACTTGCGAAGCTTCTCCAAAAAATCAGGTAATTCAGCTTTTGAAATGACAGAATTACCACCATAGCCATCAAATATATCCTTTGCTGTAGCTAATGTATCCTGCCCTTTCTTCATTGCATCGTATATTGCTGCTGCAACATCGTTTTTGACACGACTAGATGCATTATGTAGCCGTTCAGATAAGTTTAATCCATCAGGTGCCCATGCCTTTTGCATTGCCTTTGAAATGGTTTGTAATTTATATGGCATGCCTGCGATTATTGCACTTTTAACTGCATCACTGGTTACACCTATGTCTACACCATATCCCCTAGCACACTCCTTAACCAACTCATTGATTAACGTGTCTTTCATTGCTTCCATTACAGGATATTTTTTATATGCTTCTTTAACAGCATATTTAGGCGTATGCCCTTCGTCTAATAATCGACGTACTTCGGCTTCAAACTCATCAATTATATCGCGTATGACACGTTCGGTATGCTTATTCATCTAGTCGCTCACTATTCTCATCCGGATTTTCTCCATTTGAATACATGTCATCTAATACTTCTTGCTGTGCAGTAGCTTCCACTTCTTTAACAATGGCATCATATACATTGCCGTCAATATTAGGCATATATCCATCAAGGATGCGTTTAAGCACTTCAACATAATATGTTTTAGATTTAAACCCTAAATCAAGAGCTTGTTGTCCTTGAGATAAGCAATCAGCTACATCATTAATGTCAAAGTCCCTTGGATATTCACATTTATAATTCAACTGCTCGCCAGTCCACAATTCATATAATGCAATAATGGCTTTCTCTGCATTTTCACACTGTACAGCGAAGTTTGCTAGTCGTTGATTTGTTCTTTTGAATGCCCACTGCTTAGCAACCCCTGATTTTTCCTGCTGAACCCCTACTACAGAATCAACACCACCTATGCGGTACATTTCTTTAATTTCCGCTTCCTTTTCTTGCATGATGATCTGTGCTGGACCATTATCTGGAGCAATAAAAGCTGGGGGATGACTAGCCTCTGATGGATATAGTAGTACATTGTTAACGCCCAAGGTTAAATCTTCTATACCTTCATCGGATGGCATGGTTAAAGTAGAAAATGTTTGAGAGTTCAAAATCTGTGTCAATAAACTATCTAGATGATAAACTCTATAGTTCTTTTGTGCTAACGAATAGAACTCTGGATGTGGTAATATAGTTGTTTTCTTAGTGCTACGGCCAAACCATTGCACTACAGGGACACGTCCTAACCCATGTTCACCTTCATTAATAATGCCCCGCCCTTTATCACGAATAGTCCATTTTGTATCTGTCCATTCATAATATACTGTTGAACTACCTCCATTATCATCAGTAATAATCGTTCTATATTCGAATCTAATCATTCGACCTTTGTCATCCAGTTTCCAACCAGTCACATTACTAGGTTCAACTGAAGTTAAATACGGTAACCGTCTATCACGTACATTATCAGCCAAACTTTCACCAAATTCTGCTTCATTGTTAACAATGACATACACAACACCATACATTTTGGCAATCACAGCTTGTTGCTGAATGTATTCTTGTAATGATGTACCTAATCGATCTGCATCTTTTAAAAACACTTTGAATTTAGCCGTTTCTTTATACTCTCTTCGAATTTCATCATTAAAGATAGGATCTACATTCGCATTAATAATCGCTGCTGTATGATTAGAATAGCTTGATAACTTTTTACGGAAATTATAATTGTCTACGCTTTCTCTTGGATGCTGTTTTAAACCACGACCTAAAGAGAATATCCCGGACCCATAGTACGCATCATGTAATAACTGGTATGCATACTTCTGTTCGTTTGTAATAAACATATAATGAAGTTCCTCCTAATAAATATCAGAATTGATGGATTTAACCACAGCAAATTTCTCAAATGCATACCTCATAGCATCCATTAAATGGTTATTTTCATCTTCAGGCTTGCCTGTATACTTACCAAATCTATCTTTACCCCATTGGTATTGGCTGATTTCTGTAAGAAAGTTAACACATCTAGGGTGCACTATAATTTCATAATCCTGGATGCGTTGTATACCATTCAGAATACTATCTGCACCTTTTTTAGATGCCCGAGTTCGAGTCATTCCAAATCCTCTCAACTCGGCTATGCTTTTAGGCTCGGCACAATCAGCAATAATAGTCTCTTTCGCATATCCCAAACGCTTTACTCGTTCAGCTATTGCACTGTTAGTGAGAGCGTGTTCGTAGAGCTCATCGAACACATACAGTCGTCGTTCTGCAGAATCAACGACACCACAGAAGAGAGCTGTCGGGTCTGTAGTATAACCAAAATCCAAGCCGAATATAGCTTTGACTCCTGGTAACTTGCGTATTTCATCAATACTGAACTCTTGTTCTTTCCAGTTTTCATAAACCAGGCCCTCAACAACGCCCCAGTTGCCAAGCCCTGCTACTTGGTACCGCTTAGGGTTTTTCTTCATCTCTTCGAACAATACTAAGTCGGAGTTACTCAGGAACTCGTTACACAGGTAATTCGTAGTCATGGCTAGCACGTTTTCACTAGGCTCATCAAAGAATCGTTTCTTCAACCAGTGCCTATCGGACCACGGGTTAAAAGTTAAGACTACCTGGTGATACAAACCGTCAGGCAACTGGCCACGAATAGACTCATCCAGTCGGTCGAAGGCATCTTCACTCATAATCTCGTAAGCTTCTTCAATCCATAGCCTACACAGCGCCCCAACTTCAACAGTAATGGATGTTACCTTTAAAGGATCATCGAGACCACGAAATAGAATCTTCTGTCCTGTTGGAATATATGTTATTTCAAGTGGCGATACGGAACATTTGAAGTACCGCTCTACCTTTAACTGGCGCATAGCCCATTTGAGTTGCGCGAAACAACTATCTCGCAAAGTCCGTTCTGTCTTACGAACGACTAGCCAGTTTATACAAGGGTTCTCCATTATCTCCATAATAACTTTTAGAGACTGTGTAGAAGACTTCTTACTGGCACGACTGCCCTTGACTACTTTATAACGACCTTTGAACCGCCAAAAAGCACCGTATCCCTTGCCTACGATATCAGGCAAGTACACTCTGTTAGTCTGCAATATCGTCACCACCTACGATGAGTACAGGCTTAATATCGATAGTTGTATCACCGCTAAGTATTCTATGGCGTTTAGCCATTAGCTCCAGTGCTTTTAGTCTCGACTTCTCGTCAGGTGGTTTATCGATAATGCGGGCTTCGGAACATCCTTCCCCTGTACCTTCGATAACGACGTGTTTTTCATTTGAGAGCCCCAGGGCAATTCTTGTTAACTCATACTCGACCTGCTGAGCCGTCATGATGTTTTCATTGAAGTAGGCTTCCCGTAATTCTGCGACCCTCGTTTTTATATCAACATTTGACAACAATCGGCTACCTATTCTATTGGCGGTTTTCTCAGAATAACCAGTTCGAATAGCGGCTTGTGTCGCATTCATATCTTTGATGTACTCCTGACAAAATTTTTCATGTCGTTTATTTGCTAATGCAGCCACTATCTCACCTCCTGGCTATCTTAATACATCACGGCTGTTTCTCTTAAATCGGCCGTGAGAACGAGTGCATAATCCACAATTACTTTTATGTGCTTGATCATGTGTGATATAAGTTTGACACAGTCCATCATATTCAATTAGTTGTGCTGTGCAAACGCCGTTTTTGTTATTAAGGCATTTACGTTTAATGCATTTGACTTCTGTGCTCATACCTTCTCACCTTTAATACATTTGTACGCTCAAATCCGATGACTAGTTTGTTGTTGTTAGGCTATATAGTTGTTGTAGGACTTATAGTCCAGTCATCAGATGTCAGCGTACAACGATACAGGGCAAGCTCATAATGTATAAGCTTTAAAATGTATGTGGACATATTCGGCTCGCCCTGGTTTCATTGTGCAGTAAATTTCATTTTTACATATTCCCTCTCCTTAGCTTACGCGATCGCCTACATCATAAATAGGGGCCCCTACATTTACAATGCTACATACAACAAAAAGCACGGTCGTCATCACCGTGCTTTTTGCTGAATTGTGTATAAGAGAGGATTTGTGTTAGATGACTAATGACACCTTTCACAACTACATTATACTATGTCAAGTCGGTTCATTTAAGTCCAAAGTACTCCAAAACAGTCCAAAGTACTCCACTATGAAAGTAGCTCCCCTAATTCGTTCAATGCTTTATTTTTTAAATTGAAGTAACTGCTCTTTTCGTAATATATCATCGCTTGCACTTTCTTAGGAAACGCCCCATTAATGTACTCTTGCACTAATATAATACGCCCTGGTATGCATTCTACCTTTTCAATTAAAGCCCTCGCTTCTTCCCTTTTAGCAATAAGCTTTGCTATCTCCCTTTTCTTGGCATCTACCGTATCAACAAGTCTAGCCACATCCCTTTCAAGTCCTGCCGGAGTACCACCCCCCGATACTCGGTCTTTGGAATAATCAATCGCCGATAAGGTGATGATATCATACTGCAGTTTACGAATATCCTGCCGTAGCGATTGAATACGCATGGCTATCATCTTGATATCTTGTAAATACGCCGATGCCTTTTCTTTATAGTCACTCATGCTGCATTACCTCATTGATATAGCGGTCTAAATACCACCGCGCTTTTTTTAGGTCTTCAAGTTTATCGCCCTTGTGCCCTGCTCTTGCGATGTACTTGATAACATTACCTAGATGATATGGAAGCTGTTGATCCTCGATAAAATCGATAACCTCAATCTTGCCTCGTGTGTAATGTGAAGGATGATTGATGACATCTTCTTTCTTAGGCATCACCTTAACTTCCGGCTCCTCGATAGCTTTCACTATCTTTTCTGCAATAGTTTGCACTGTCTCTTCCTTTTTCTTAGGCACCTTAGAGTATTTAGGAAGACACTCTGGGCAATATTTAGGCCAACGGCCTTGCGCCTTTTCCTTTTTGTGGATAAAGGTTGTGCCACATCCTTCGCATGTTAACTCTCTACTAACGCCTGTGCCAGGCGGTGTCATTACTATTTCACATTCAGGACAATAATCCTCATGTGTTCTTACTGTAAATGTGTCTCCGCATCGTCTGCATTTCTTTTGCATATCTCTACTCCTTATACAATTCTTTACGATATTTAATAGCTTCTAAGAGGGCGTCCTGCCCTGCTTCTTTGCGTTCTAATGCTTTCATGACTTGCTCGTCCATCGTGCCTTTTGTTACTAGGTGGTGGATAATCACAGGCTGTGTTTGACCTTGCCTGTGTAGTCTCGCATTAGCTTGTTGGTATTGTTCAAGACTCCATGTTAACCCATACCATACGATGATATTGCCACCGGCTTGTAAGTTTAAACCGTAACCCGCTGATGCGGGATGCGCAAGTAACATTTGTATCTTGCCTTTGTTCCAGTTGGCCACATCGTCATCAGTCTTTAATTCGACGGCTTTAGGGAAAGCATCTTTAATAGATTGAAGATCATGTTTGAAGTTATAGAACACTAACATCGGTTTTCCCTCATTCGTTTCTACTAATTCTTTCAATCGTTCAATCTTCTCGTTATGGACGACTACGATTTCACCCTCATCGTTATAAATGGATCCATTTGCCAGTTGTAACAATTTACCGGCGAGTGCTGCTGCATTAAGGGCGCTCACATCGTCATCATCTACGATACTTAGCACATGTTCTCGTTCCATTTCTTTGTACAGCGCCCATTCTTTAGGACTCATTTCTACAGTAATTACGTTTTCAATGCGCTCAGGTAGTTTGAGATAGTCCTTAGCTTTTAAGCTCATACAAACGTCTTGGATTTTACCAAATATCGCCTTATCGCCACCTGGTAGTAATCGGTAGCTATACACGACGTGCCCGTTTGTTTTGTCCGGTGTAAAGTAGCGGCATCGGAACTCTGTAAGCGTTTTACCTAATCGGTCCCCGCCATCTAATAAATACATCTGCGCCCAAATATCCATTAAGGTATTTGGCGCCGGCGTACCAGTTAAAATCACAATGCGTTTAAAGAGAGGTCTCATTTTACGCATAGCCTTAAATCGCTTAGCCTGTGGGTTCTTAAAAGAAGAACTTTCATCGATCACTAACATATCAAAAGGGAACTTCTTTTTAGGTTTACCGAAATAGTAATCATATAACCACTGCACGTTTTCACGATTTATCACATAAATGTCAGATTCACTCTCTAAGGCGTGTATACGTTCTTTCTCAGAACCTAACACCTTAGCCACCGTTAAACGCCGTGTAGCACTCCATTTTTGTGTTTCTTGGGCCCATGTAGACTCTGCTACTTTCTTAGGTGCGATGAGTAACACTTTTTTAATAGTGAAGCTATCATACATAAGCTTCTCTATCGCAATTAACGTAGAGATTGTCTTCCCTAAGCCCATGTCTAATAAGAGTCCGTAGTGCGAATGGTCAATTATCCGTTGAATAGCAATCTCTTGGTACTCGTGTGGATGAAAGTCCATGAATTACCCTTTCTATATCATCTAAAAATAACTTGGCCTCCAGCTTCCCTGTTAAGACAAATACCAAAGCACCCTGCTTACGCAACCTTGAAATCTGTACTCGTTGATTAGCCATTAACTTTCCTGTTGTGGCTTTTAACTCAATGAAGACAACACTGCCTCCAGGGAGTACTACAATCCGATCAGGTACACCATCATTTCCAGGTGACACGAATTTCATATATATGCATCCCAGTTTTTTGAGTTGATTTCCTAACCAACGTTCGATATCTTTTTCTATCGTTCTCACCTCGTTCTCAATAAATAATCGGCAACAGGCCTCAGCCTATATAAAATCTGGCTTCATCGGGGTTGTGTTGCCGATGTTTTGTTTTTTTTGCTCATATTTGCGTTTTTTACGTGTATACGTATACAAGCACTTATTCATATATTTATTATTTTTAATTAATAGTAAATAATAGAAAACATCGGCAACAAATTGCATTTAAGATAGATAACAACTACATCAAACGTGTTGCCGATTTTGTTGCCACACATGTTGCCGTTGCCGATTTTTTAGCTTATATCAAAGTTCATCGATGTATAGGCGTGTATAAAAATTATTTCGACAAACATCAATATATGAAAATTAGCTAATCGGCAACAAAAATCGGCAACACGATTATTTACGATTTTTAGATATCGTTTTAGCCTTATTTTGGAGAGTGCTTGCATCCCTAATAAATGCTCTTTGAACGCCATATAATTTACCAAAGCGCATCTTCCCAACGCTCTTTGAATAAGGACTCCACCCTTTAATAGATTGCAAAATGTCAATGATTTCTCTTGCTTTTGCGTTCTGCAGGTTCTTCCTGTCCCCCTCCATCACTTCACACCATATCTCGAGGGCACAAACCCGCTCCCGCTGCACTGAACCACAATAGTCGTCATCGCCATAATTCCGAATATACTCCCTGCGATCGTAGATATCTTTAGATTCCCAATCTTCAGGTAGTTCCATCTCGAGGTACTCTTCAATAAGACCTACGAGCTCACCGCCTTCTGTGTGCGATAATTGGATTCTAAGTGCTTCTTCTTCGAGCTCGCCCTCTAATACAAGAGGTTCACCTTCTGCCCAATACGTGAACGCTTCCGCCCATAATTGGTCGATGATATCAGGCGTGATATCCCAAGAGTTCTTTGTCTTCCGGTCCTTATCACCAGTGATTGGCCAGAATCGGCGGTTACCGGTGCGGTCCTTTAAGAACATAAGATTATTAGTAGAACCAGCGAATACACACTGGCGTGGATACTCTTCGGTCCGTCTACCGTAAGGTGAACGGAACCGGTCGGAGGTACGGCTAATAAAAGCCTTAACAATTTCATTATCGTTCTTATACGTAGGTGCGAGTTCCGCAAGCTCATTGATCCATGAGCCTTGAATTTGTTCGAGGGCGTCTTTGGTTTTGATATCAACGAGTGAGTTGTTAAACCATTTACGACCTAACCGCTCCAAGATAAGGGATTTACCTAAACCTTGTGCACCGTATAATACAATAGCCGTATCAAACTTAACGCCAGGTTCCATTACTCGTGCGATGGCACCGCACATCCATTTACGGGTAACCGCTCTGATGTAATCGGTATCTTCAGCGCCGATGTAATCGATAAAGAGAGTATCGACTCTACATTCACCATCCCACGTTAAGCCAGTTAAGTATTGGCGCACCGGATGGAATTTATTATCTTGCGTTACTTCCTGGAGCGCATCATCGATAATTCCCTTACCCTTGATAAGGTATTTCGTAGCGAAGTAGTTACGCAGGCATGCATCGTCGGTATCTGTCCAGTACGGAGTTTCATCCTTACCGCGCCACGGAAGATCGTCAATCACAACTAAGCGGTGTGCGAATTCATCAAGACGGATTTTACCTTTTAATGTAGGGTCATGTTTAAGTACTACCAAACAGTTGAACACATTAGATTCAGGAGTACCGGTTTTATCACGCTTTAACTTTGACAAAAAGTCTTCGTCATCCTCTGTGATATCCTCAAACTCCATATCCGCCATACGTTCCTTGTCGAGCAGGATTGGTGCTGCACCGTCTTCGTTGACGAAGTCTATCATAGCCTTATAGCTTGGTAGTTTAGTCACTGCAGTCGCAGGGTCTTCGCCAATATCTATGGCACCGAATAGGTGAATGCGAACCAGGTCGAATGCATTAACAAGTTTACCGCTGATTGGGTCAGTCGCATGGTTCGAGTAAGCAAAGGTGTCGTTGTCATAAATAACTAAACCACCTACTGAGCTGCCTTCCGTATATGTGTATCGGCCTTCAACTTGTGTTGGCTCATACACTCCAGGAAGGAATTTTTCTATCGCTTCCGTGATACTGTAGCATCGACAAAAAGCACCGATAAGGCCTTTTTTCTCTAATGGGTTACCTTGCTTCTTGGCCGCATCAAGGCGAATTTGTGATTCCTTTTCGGACGTTGGCCAAAGACTCGTATCACGCCAGTCACGATATGTACTTAGACATTGATCAACAGATACTAGGTTGCCTTCGCCTCGTTGATATACAAACTCGACATCCTTTGGGCAACTTGGCCAATACATAAGCCGTTCAGCTTGGTGCGTGGACGGGTCAAAAGACTCAATCCCGATATTATCTGCAAGCCGTCTTGAGACTGCCTGGTATTCATCAGGCTGCATCGCTCTATCTACAGGGATAATTACGCGATAGCGAGGATTGTCAGCTGTGTGGCTGTGCGTACTGTAGAGTACATATTCCATCCCGCCTAGTTCCATGTCGAGGTCTAATAGGAAGTCCTCACTAGGATTATCCGCATCAAGAGTAATCAAGTACCGCTCTTTAACAGAGCCTCTAACCCGTCTACCATTTTTAGGAATATAGCCACCTACAAAACCACCGACGTCTTTCTTTTGGCCTTGATCAGCTTTAGACATCTTGGCGTATTCAGCAGCCGTTTCATTCGTTACAGTAGGCTCAGCCAACTTATTGGCCAAAGCACTCCAAGTCATTTTTTCAGACTTCCAGCTACGGGCGGAGCGACTTTTGCCCGTAGCTATGATGATATTAGTATCCATATTACATCGCTCCTCCCTTCGCAAACTGGATATCTCGTACATACGCAGGAACGCATAAACCGTGAGAGGTTACCCACTGCGTTACAGCTCCGTTGATATCATGGTCTTCATATACGCCACGATTGTTTTTAAGTTTAGCCTGGTGTATCTCTACGAAGTCGTCCGCATCATTCTTCGGATTAACCTCGATACACGCTACCGGCTCGTTACATTTATAGACGCCTACGATGGCACATGTTTCGGCTTTCACTTTCTTGATATAAGAGCTTACACAGTTATTAAGCTGTATCCCCATATCAATGATGCCGTGAGTAGAACCGATGGCCATAAAGCGGTAACCGTTAACCATATCAGCTAGTACACGATGTGCTTTACGCTGCTGAACGATTTCGTCTTCCACTTTGTCGAACTTTTGCATTCTCGAGATTGTGTCATGTAGGTTACGCACCTGGATGCGACTATCCCAAACCTCTTTACGGCGACTTCTCGATAACTCGAAATACATACTAGCTGTATCTCTGATGTCGTGATAGGAAGGCGCATTTCTAATGAATAAAAACGCCTGGCGCTCGCCGTATTGATGGCTAAGGATATTAACAAACTTACGAATTATCGATAAATCGCGGTCATCACGCCATAATGGCCAAGACTGAATATAACTTGTATTATCAGAGTTATCTTTAATGACATCGACCATAGCCTTTTGGTAGTCCTTGTTCTTAAATAACGTAGCCATAACTTTGATGATCTTCGTATAGAAGAATGGTCTATCATGTAGTAACCGGCGAACCCATCGAGCATCAGGCAAGTTATGAACCTTGATTAAGGCTTGTACAAAGGAGTTGCCTTTTATGGTTAACTCTAATACATCGCTCATGCCAAGTGTCTCGTTAGGGAATTTACGATTATAGTAATCGTCATAGTCACGTTTTAAGCTGTCGTTGATAGCCGGTGCATCCGGAGCTTGTAATTTCCATACTAAGTTATGAAGTAAGTTATCCAAAGCTCCATATTTGTTAGACACCTGTACGCCTTGTCTGATGGATTTGACTTTATAGCCTACGACCTTTGAAAGCTTCTTACAGAACGCGTCTTTTAGTACCTTAGCGAAACATTTCAACTCATCTCTGTAGTTATGCAGTCTGCAGTCAGGGGTGGCTACGAACCAAACTAACGATAAAAGGGAATTGCTAAAGCCCGACGGGGAGACTGTCGCTTCTTCGACGACGTCGCTGCGTGAGCGTTTCTTAAGTATGGTAAAGGTTTTTCTTTGCTTGAAGTCAAACCGTATTGCATCAATGACATGAGATTTATAACCTTTGTAAATCATCCCTGTATCGCCGTCGGCGTACACCGTGTCGTACTCAAATTGCACGTCCAGTTTATCGCCCCTATCTATAATGGATAGGTCCAGGGAGAGAGGAACGGTAGCGCTAAACCCAACTTCTGCAGTAAACCCTTTAGCGTTGATCCGCTCACCGCATTTTGGACAATAGAACTCATCTGATTCCCGGCAAGGCACTATCCCAAACCCATTAGATTCCATTGGCCAAAGATTAGCGAAGGAGTGTTCACAGGACACGTGATAGTGGCTTGCAGGATTAAAGGGTGATACTTGTTTGCGCCGCACTAGGTCGTACAGCCTTTGTACTTGTAGATTGAATAAGACCTTCATGAGGCGATATCCTTTCTCTTATAACAAATCGTCTAAATCATCTTCTTCAGGAGTTTCCTCAACTACTGGAGCTTCTACTACAGGTTCTTCTTTCTTTTTAGTATTACGTTTACGTTTTGGCTTTTCTTCAGGCTTCTCTTCTACTGCTGGAGTTTCTGCAACTACAGGTTCTTCCACCTTAGGAGCTTCTGTTTTCTTACCATTCAGCACCTTAAGACCTAAATCACAAGCTGCGATACATCCCTCGCAGTACGCCATAGCAGAATCTTTACGTTCACTAGCAGGTGCTTCTTTTACTAGTTCATATAAACCGTCGATTGCTTCACGTTGTTGTTGAATTTGTTGTTTTGAAAGTTTCATAAGAATTGTCCTCCTAATCCTTCATGTAGTAAGGGTTCTCAAACCCTGCTGCGTTTAATATGAGGCCCTCATTCCAGGGCTCAGGTTCACACATTATATCTATTACTTCTTCTAAACTGCCTTCGCCTATAGGCGCTTCGATAACCACTTCGTCGTGGATGTGGGCAACAATCTTGTAACCTGCTTTAGCAAGTCTTAACATTGCGGCTGCTAAACAATCTCTTGCAACAGCTTGCACGATGTTTTCGACGAGCTTTCCTCCGTAGGTTTCAACTCTGCCCCATGTATTCTTAACCTGATCCATACCGTCATACTCAATCGATTCACTACCGAACCGGTTAAGCCCGAGTCTAGGTCTTGCGTAGGCAAGTCTTCGTCCGGACGGTAATTCGATGAACAGGAAGCCTTTCGATTTAAAGAATCTAATATTGCCTTGTCTAATTCGTACGGGTTCTCCTGTTCTCACTACTTGCTTTGCTGCGCTGTCTGCATCTTTCCAAAATTTCGTAATTCGTGGACTTGCTTGTCGCCAAGCTTCGATGATACCAGGTAATTCCTTCTCGGGGATTTCACCTTTAGTATCCATCGCTTTCATAGCACCTACACCGCCACCATAGCCAAGTGCTAATTCTGCTACCTTGCCTTTTTGGCGAAGGTGTCCGTTAACGCCGTGCTTTTCGACTGGTACGTGGAACATGCTGGATGCGGAAGCGCAATAGATGTCTCCGCCTTGAGCGAATACATCTTGGCGCCACTGCTCGTGAGCAAGCCAGGCGATAACACGGGCTTCAATAGCACTAAAGTCGGCTACAATAAATCGGTGTCCATCCTCTGCTACTAGAGCAGTACGGATAAGTTGCTTAATCACATCGCCAGGGTTTCCGTAGAGTAGGTCTAGCATTTCTACATCTCTACTTTTAAGTACTTCCCTAGCGGTGTCTAAATCTTCTAGGTAGTTACGAGGGAGGTTCTGTAGTTGTACTACACGGCCCGCCCAGCGTCCACTACGCATCGCTCCATAAAACTGAAGCATGCCGTGGATACGACCATCGGAACACACAGCGTTTTTCATAGCCAAGTATTTTTTGATGGAGGAATTACCGAGCACCTGTCTATTTTGCAGTACCTTGCGAACATCAGAGGGGATATCCTGGGCCAAGAGGTTTGATACATCGTCTTTTCGCATTGTTTCTAGATCATATCCTAGTCTTGCAGTTAGCCACTCTTTAAGTTGCATGGTACTGTTCGGATTCTCTAATCCCGTTAATATCTTGGATGACTCGGTAGCTTCTTCCACGATTTCGTCGTTACAAGCGAGCGCTGCATCGACGAGTTCCATATCTACTTTCACGCCTCGCCAGTTGATATCTTGGTCGAGTAACCAGTACTCGTGCTCGATAGCAGGAGGTTTTAGCGAAAGTAAGCGTTTACGAATTGCCTTCTCTACTACTACGTCTTGGCGGTTGTACTCAATATATTCCGCCCATTTCTCAGGCGCATCCTCAGGCATATTACGTGTCTTAGGATTTGTCTTAGTAGGCTTACGTGGTACCGAGAAGAACTGAATTAAGCGTTTACCTCTTGAGTCCTTGGTCTCTCCTAATTTCAAAGCCTTAGACACATTATCGAGGCTTGCAGGTAAACTGCAGTATAACGCAAGTACAGAGGTACATTCCCAGTTCGTGTAATCCGCATCAGGGAAGTACTTTTTTAAGCACAGCATTTCAAATGCTGCATTGAATGCGGTCTTTGTAATTTCCTTGTTATACAAAGCGTCCACCACCCTTTCGGGTAGTGGATCCTTTGTCATATCAATTACTTCGACCGGTTCGTCATCGAAGCTGTAGGCAAAGAGCAGTATTTCAAATGTTGTATCATCAACGTATCGCTGGGCCCCATATTTAATAGGGCAGTCAGAATACGTTTCCACATCAATACTAAGCTCCATATATGCCTCCTTAGATTAAATCGTCATCGTCTAGGTCGCCTAAATCGTCGTCCCCAAAGTCACTAGCAGATACATGAACACCACCAAGGCGGTCACCATCTTTAACTTTGCGAATACCATTTAGTCCAAAGCCTACACCTTTTTTACCGTTAAAGTTATAAGCGAATACAGAAAGCGCGACCTGCGCATATACGCCGGAATAGATTTCTTCTTCGATATCAAAATCATCCATCTTGATTTTGTCACGAGTGAATACGATAGGTTGTTTATCGCTATTCGCATTGATGAAGAACTTACCAGCGTATGTTTCCGGTTGGTCCGCTACGGCTTCATCTGTATCACCATCACGTAAGTTCAATTTAAGGTATGCTGCTTTACCTTCTACCTTAGCTACTGCTTTAGGATCAGCCTTAAGTTCTTCAATCGCACGTTCAAATGCTTTGATTGTTTTCTTATCTGTTTTATCGATAATGATTTGGGAACTATATTTTGCTTTGCCGTCGTCGTTTTTACGAGGTTGGGCGATGTTTGCATAGGAAAGTCTTACGATACCAGTTGTTAATTTAGCCATTGTTACGGTCTCCTTATTTCTTAAATGGGTTACAGTCATGTTCGAACCCTATTACTGTATTAAATAATTCTTCTAATTCATCTTCGATATCAGAACGTTCATCATCAAGCCGATTCCACTCATCATCCTCTAACCAAGGATACTCATAGGGGCCCAACTCTTCTTCTGTTTGATATCGAAGTTCTATTGCATCGCACCTTGCGTCAACCGCACAGTATCGAACGTGTAAGCTAGTCGCATATGCAATAGTAATTTGGTAGAGCTCGTCGAGGTAGTGCCCTCGCTCATGAAGCTCTTTGGCGATTGCATTTACAGTTACGACGCGCATGTTACACCTCGTCTGTAAATTCATTAGCCATAGATTCTACGGTATTAATTGCTGGTCGTTTATCCGACTCAGGGACTAACGTAGGCTTGCCTTCAGGCTTGTCGATATACGCTTCTAGGTATTCGGCAACGCCCTTTTTACCAAGAACCTTTTGTAGGTTAGTGATACCTTCAAGTTCTCGAGGCTTGAATATATCTTCTTCCTTGTAGCCATTATCGAGTAATGTTTTAGCTGCTGCATCCGGATCTGTTATGGTACGTCTTGATGTACCCTCGACTAATTTATATCCAGGCCATTGCTTTTCACCCGATAAGGCTTTTTCGTAAGCAAAGTCGTAAACACCTTTAATCCATTTCGTGATTAAATCTTTCACCGCTAAGATGTCAGATACCTCACGGTCAGTAAGTAACTGATTTAGCTTACCACCATTCTTATAGAAGGTAGCAAGGCAAGTATCTGCTAATGCCCGGCAGGTATGCCGTGCTTTACAGAAGTTACAGTAATCACATGGAGTACATTCACCCTCACCTTCCCAGGCACGTTGTGCGATTGGTTTGATATCCTCGCCCCAATCAAGAAGTTCTTCAAGTGACATTTCGTCGGTAGATACACTATCAAGTCTTGGTTGAACGATCGTCATACGAACTGTTTTAATGTCGTATAGGAACTCGTTCACGTCGTACGCACCTAATGCGTAGAGCCTCATTTGTGTGTTTTCAACAGCGCTAACCGGAACGCCTTTACCATACTTCAGGTCTATTACTTCCAGGATGCCGTCTGCTACGATTACCATATCGCCAGTTCCGAAGCCTTCAGGTACCCATCTAGAGAAGTCGAGCCGTGCTTCAATCATGGCTTCCGCATCAGCGGAACGAGCACGCGCTTCGTTTACCTTTTCTTCGCAAATGTCGACATATCGATTAACCGCTTCTATCATTTCAGTAGAGTAGTCATCAAGCTTAGGCGCTTTTTTGCCCTCCAGCTTATGGCGCAGGATGGATTCTGCCAGGTCATGTGCTACCGTACCTTCCGCAGCATATGGGGATTGTTCATCAGGGAACATCGCTTCTAGTCTTGCCGAAGGAGTACATACTAGCCACCTGGCACTACTTGAAGCACCTAGTAAGGCATGTTTATTAGCCACGACTATTCACCCATTCCATAATTTGAATACGTTGTTCATCGGTAGCAGATGTTACCTTTTCAGCGCCGATGCTATCTAAGAAGGCTTTGAATTCGCCTTTAGCTTTCGTTTTATCAGTAGCTTTTGCCATTACGTCTTTTACTGCTTCACGAGTTGCTTCGAGGCTAGGGACTTCTACTTTAGTTTCTTCTTTAATTGGAGTTTCCTCTGCAGGAGTTTCCGGTTCTTCCTTAGGAGCAGGTGCTTCTTCTTTAACTGGCACAGCTTTAGGAGTTTCTACTTTTGGGGCTTCCTTCTTAGCCGGCTTAACGTCATTTGTTGTCCAGTTTTCTACTTCTTTAACTGAAGTACCTACAATAGATTGATATAGGTCTTTCACTTCTTGTTCTAATTCAACTGCTTTGTCTACTGTAATTTTTAACTCGATCATTGTTCTGTTTCCTTTCGGTTTAACGATGTGATATACTTTAAATGGATATTTTTCTATGTGCCCTTTACGCATTGCCGTGCGTGAGGGCATTTTTTTTGTGCCTAACTGTTCGCATTCATCAGGAATGCAATAGTCTTTATCAGGGCACGTTGTACAGTCTCGCAATTTAATCACCTCCTTATACACATTTAAGAATCATGCGAATCTCTTGACCTACTAGAAGTCTATCCTTGAACGTATCTTGCGTTCTAAAGTCTTCCATGTAGACCTCAAGCATTTCGCGATATATTTGAGCCTTAAACGTTTCAGGAGTGTCTAGTACCTCCCTGTACGGCTTAAGGATTTTAACTGGTGAACCAAAGGTGTAGTCGATAAAACCTCGTATCTTCAGTTTTGCTTTGATGTTACGGACTTTATCATTCGACCACCCTAGTAAAGCCATCACTTCTTCATTTGTTTGTACTCCACTATCGTTGTAAGCGTTGTACAAAATTTCTTGTTCTGTCATTTCTGTTTCCTCTGTCTATATCTGTTTACGATTGGATGTATTTCTTTGCAGTTGTCACACACAATACGGGGCTCGCCTGTCAGGTAAGACCAGTTTGTGTAAGGACTTTTTATTTTCTTATTACAGACCTTGCAAAATTTATCTTTTGCCATATTCTTTTACTTCTTCTAGCCAGTATCCTGCTAGCATCCAAAGAGTAATACCTAGCAGACCTTGGCAAATACCTGTCCACAAATCGATACGGTCTATATCAACCGATCCAACTGTTCCGACTACTAGAATTGCAGCGAGAACACGCACTGCATAAATTACTTTCACCATGTTTACTCTCCTATTCGTGCCTGGCACCGTTTAGCAAGCCAAGCATTAAACGACTCAACGTGGATAAGACGTTTGCCACCACGCTTACCGATTTTCATGGACGGAAAGTCAAAATCTTGCGCCCATTCGCGGATGACCGTTTCCGGTACGCTAGCAAGCTCTGCAGCTTCCGCCACCGTAATGCACATCTTATTCATAACTACCTCCTAAAATGCCAAAAGCACTATGGATAACATTACAAATAAACTCACGCCTGCGGATAAGCCTAGCGCTAAAATCCATATGCAGCATATTCCGAGTTCAGGTAATAGTTTTTTATTCATAATTACCTCCTATCTAATTTAGGGTTGTAGTAATCGGTTTCCCAAAAGTCATGACTTTCAGAATCATCGACACACAACGCATAGCAGATACCAACGACTGTCGACATTTGTACTGACCGTCCTCTGATAGCTCGGTTCAATGTATCCATCGAGATTTCAGCTTGTTTAATCAGCGCCGTTTTTGTCATTTCCAGTTCTTTCATCCGCTCGAAGATTGCATCACCGAACATCCTTACTACAAATTTTTTCTGTTTCATATCCCGTCCTCCGTAACGGATAAACCGTAATCAACTATAAAAAAATAATGTCGTCATACGTTACGCCAAATACTTCTTGTATCTTTTTTATGTGAGGAACATCAGGGTAAGAGCGTTTACGCTCCCAATTTCCCCAAGTATCAACAGACACTCCAATCGCTTTAGATGCCGTAAGTTGAGACCAGTTTTTTGAAGCCCTTAACATCTTTAATGTATACTTCATAAGCTACCTCCTTTCTCGATACTCACATCTTGTTTACAGTCATCATTCTACTACGGTTTATCCGTAATGTCCATAAACCAAACTTAAACTATTGTAAAATTTCCG